AGTAGGGTCGTCAAAGGGTCAAGAAGGGAGCGCCTGCCCCATCAGCGGTGAACCCTAGTTCTATCTTGACTGTCATGCGCTGACAAGACTTTGCCCGATACTGACTCGTATCGCTTGATTGCGTCAACGACACCGCGACCGATTGAGACTGGATCAGAACCGATGCCAGCGTTGATTGTAATGTTGATGTTACTGCCTGCACTCTTTTTGCTTCTTGCTTGTGTTGCCGAATGAGGGCGTAAACATTGCGCCTGCTGATACCCCGTCAAAGGCTGAGTCGGATGCAAACTTCACTTCGCTTGCCATCTCAAGCGATGCGCCGACTGCTAGATCTTTGGAGTCTTGTATGCCCTGCTCAAGTCCAGCCGCTAAGTCCCCACCGATTCCAGCGAATAGCTTTGATGGTGATTCAATTCCAAAGAAGCCCTTAACCGAGTTAGTGATTGTATTCCCGATACTCTCGGCAATCTCGCCAGCTATCCTCGGTAGGTTTTCGTAGATTCCAGTTGCTAGTCCCATTAGTAATTCAAGACCAGCGTCAATCATCAACGGTATTGAATCTATCAAGGCATCGGTAATTTCAGGAATCATTGCTACTACTGCAATAATTATTTCTGGCAGTGCTTCGGAAATACCCATCACTATCCCAAGGAATAGGTCAAGGGCTGCGAGAATTAGTTCGGGCAACATTTCCAATAGGGCCACAGTTATCTCAGGCATTAGTGCAATCACTGCCGCTATAAGATCCGGCAAAATCTCTATAAGGCCCTGCACTATTCCCATAAATAGTTCCATCGCAGAATCTATTAGGTCAGGTAGTAGGTCAACTACTGCCGCCAAAACATCTGGGAAGGCTTCGATTAGCGCTTCCAGAAGTATTGGGATTGTTTCCACCAGTGCGTCAATAAGGCCAAAGAATAAAGCCAGCGCGCCCTCTACTAGCTGAGGCAACATTTCAACAATGCTTGCGATTACCGTTGGTATCAACTCAACTAGCGTGCCTATGAGTAGCGGGATGGTTTCTGAGAAGGCCTCGATAAGTGCGCTAAAGAAGGTCAAGGCTGTCTCAAGTATCACAGGGATAAAGCCGAGCAGCGTTTCAATAATGACTGGGATTAGATCCGCTAGGGACTGAATAATCATCGGGGTCATTACCGCTAAAGACTCAACAAGCATTGGCAAGACTTCGCCTAGTACGGTTACCAGCTCGGTAAGTATTAGCGCAAACGATGCGAGCATCATCGGTATCATTGTGCCGGTTATAAACTCAATAATCGCTGGCAGCATCTGGACAAAGCCCTCGATGATTCCTGGGAGCGCGTCAAGTATCGTCATAATCAAATCATTGCGGAACTCATTCATTCCAACGATGGCCTTTTGTAGTCCACCGCCAGTAAAGAAGTCGTCAATCTGTTTGCTTACATCTCTAAAGATTTGGTTGCGACCTTGCTCAGACGAAATCTTTACAATGAAGTCTCCGAGCTTTTCAGCAACTCGCTCAATCTTTGGAGCTAGGTCGTCAAGTATTTCTGCAAGAACCGGCGTTAGCTCTTTGACAATTGGGGTTAGCGCACCAACCAATCCTCTAGCGGCTGGTTCAAACGCCTCGCCGATTACTAGTGAAGCGTTGGCGAACGCAGAGTTGAGCAGAATCATGTCACCAGTTAGTGAGTCCATCTGCTTGGCGGCTACTTCCTCAGCAGTGCCCCCGGCGTTCTTCAGTTCTTCTTCATACTCACGCAGTGCTTCAGAGTTACCAAGAAGTGCGGAGATACCCTCTTTAGTCTGTTCGCCGAACCCTAGCTGGCTAAGCGCCGCGCTCTGGGCTTCAACCGACATACCGTCTAAGCCTGTTTCAAGATCGCCGACGATGTCGGTCATGTTTCTCATGTCACCGTCAGCGTCAAAGACTGAGACACCTAACGCTTCAAAAGCACCTGGGGTCTTTTGGGATTGCTTGACTAAACCGTTGAGCGTGTTTGTTAGAAGCGTTCCTGCACGCTCGCCCTTGATACCTTGGTCGGCGAATACCGTAAGGGCAGCAGCGCCTTCTTCAACTGACTTGCCTAGAACCGTCAGCGCGGTCGCAGCCTTGCTCGTCATCGCTGCACCCAGTTGCTCAACTGAGGTGTTACCTAAAGTGGCGGCTTTTACGAATACGTCTGTAACTCGAGTAAGGTTTTCAAAGTTTTCCGCCGCGTCATCACTTGATAGACCAAGAGCAGACTGTGCGTCTGTGACGATGTCGGTAGCCGTAGCCATGTCGAACATACCAGCCTGCGCGAATGCAGCGACCTGTGGCAAAGCGGCAATTGACTCGGATGCAGTTAGACCGGCTGATGCTAGGAAGTAGAAGGACTCGGCGGCTTCTTCAGCCGAGAACTTTGTGTTAAGTCCTACAAGCTTTGCGGCCTCTGCCATGTCGTCGCGCATAACGCTTGACACGTCGCCCATGATCGCAACTGATTCCTGAAGCTTAGCGTCAAAGTCTGCGAAGTCTTTTAGTCCTTTAGCAGCGATGCCAGCGGTTACTGCGGCGGCTGCAGTTGCAATACCGCCAACTACTTTTCCAAACTTGCCGAGTGAGCTTTCGGCTGCTGCAATTCCTGAGCTGTCAAACTTAGTTAGAATCGGGAGGTTGATTGACATTAGCGCACCAACCTTTTGTTAACTTTGTCAGTCGTGTCTTTGATTATCTTGATTGCGAGTTTTTCGATTTGCGGTCTTAGCTCGCGGAACTTGGCATAGGTAAAACGACCGCCACGCTTGATCATTGGATAGCGTGCGTTCAGTCCACGAATCATTGCGCGACCCGATGCGGTTACGCCCTTAGTGCGAGAGCCTGCAAGCTCCGCCATTTGGAAGCCGCCCTTTTTACTCTTGCCTGTTATCTTGATTGTGGCAAGGAACTATTACCAGTCTTCTTAGACTTACCCGGCGTGAAGCTAACCGAGCTTCTAACCGCCGACCAGCCTAGCCTGCCATTGTTGTTCATACCAGATAGCGGTGCTTCAACTGGAACTGATCCTGCTATCGCCGTAGCGTATGGGCCTAAGCCGGTGCGAAGGTTTGCCCGTAAGTCTTTGATTGCGTTTTCATCTAATTGCTTTAGTTCTTTCAAAGCGATGCGGAGTCCCTGCTGGTCAATGCTAGTCGTTATCATCCGCGCTCCTTGCTACCAGTTTACCGCTTGCGTTGTTGCCTTTGATTCTTGGCTTCTAGGTAGCGACCCATTGTCCAAAGCATACGAGGCTCAAGCTCTAGCAGTTCACGCGGGCTAATCCCTGTTTCGCAAGCAATCCAAACGATGCGCCAGTGCAGACTGTCATCGCCCAGCCCTTCTATTTTTTTTGCGTCTTGAGCCTCAATGCTGCTCACGCTTTCAAGCCACTTTTCAAAAGTGTCCTTGACTGCGCCAGTACCGCTTTTCCTGTGTGCCACGCCAAGAAGAACAAGTGCGTCAGTTTTACATTCTGTTGGAGTCGAGCAATGCTCAAATCAAACTTTGTTTCAAATGCAACTATGTCTGACGCACCTGCGCTAATGTCCTTGGCTGTTTCGTCGTTGTAAACGATTCGTAGGTTGATGTTCACTTTTGCTCCTTATTAGCTTGTGGCTCGGACTACATCGCCGGTTACAGGCCAGCTAACTGATAGCGTGGCTAGATCGCCGACTGACGAAGCGAATGGTGTGTACTGGGTTACAAGCGCCGAGAATGTGTAAATTGGATTTGTTGCGCCAGTAGCTTCCCCAGTTGGGGTTACTGTGATTACAACTACTGTTCCCAATAGTGGGAATAGTGTTGCGTCAATAGAGTCGGCTGCAAAATCCTGGTGGAAGTCTAGGCTTACTGAAGCATCCTTCAAGCCGCCGATACGAGTCCGGGAACTGTTTCCAAATGCAGTCGTTTCTTGCTCATCTACTGAGATGTCTAGGGTTAGGCGGCCAAGCTTGCACTCAAGTCATCCCCGCCAACGGTGATTGTGTAATCTGTAGCTACGAACTTAGCCAAGTTGTTCTCCTTAGTTTGAATAAACTGTCACGACAAAGTCTGCCGCTAGGTATGTTGCATCACTTAATAATACCGCACCGATGTTAGTCATGTCTGTGACCCTTACGTCGAAGGCAGTGCCACCAAGAGTTTTGTCTGATTGGATTGCTAACTTCACCGAGGTTGCGCCTGATGAGGATGCGTAGCCGTCTAGCTTGCGTTGCGCGTTGCGCTCGTCAACTCTCCCGACTATTACTGAAACCAAAAATTGTAAGTCGTTAGCCCTTGCTTCATTGCGCCGTCGTAGTTGACAGACTGAAGCTGGACTACCGCTTGTGGCGGGTTAGGGTTGTCTGGAATTTCTGCCGAAGTGCGTAGCCCTGAAATTGTGCCAATGTTTGTGGCTAGTGCCTCGCGTATTGCTGTGATGCTCACGCGAACCGTACCTTCTTGAATGGCATAATCATTGCCTCAACATCTGGGTCAAACCTGCCCACTCTTATTACGCCGATTTCGCCGAAGCCTGCAACGCCGAGCGGTGAGTCGTTGCGCTTGAAGATACGAGATCCAAGTATGACCGTTGCTTGCACTATCTGAATTGGCACTGCGCTAAACCCAAAAGTTCCAGCCACCTCAATTGTTGCCTCGCCGCCGACAACCGGGAAGGTGTAATCGCCAATTGCTCGGATTATGTTTTTTGGCGTAGCTATGCCGCCAGCTATTCCGTTGAGCGGCTCAAGCTGGTAGTCGGTAGATGTCCAAGTCTCATCAAAGACGCCGTCTGCGGCTGTAGAGGTTTTGATGTGAGTGTGCGATACAAGATCATCAATCTCTGCAATGAAAGAGTCGCGAGGTGCGTAGACACGCGTTGTAGTTGTCTGAAAGAACTGGCGCTCAGTTGCGCCGTCAATTTCGCGTGAAGCGGCTTCTACTGCAAGCTCAAGCAATACGTCGTCAACTGTGTCGGTAATACCGGCAGATGCTTTGATTTGTGCCAAGGTACAATACCCGTTTGTGATTGCCATACTTCTATTCTACTTTAGGGTTGCATAGAACAAACAGCGAAAGCCCCGCCGCTAACCTACAAGCGACGGGACTCCGATCTGTTTCGTTGGATTAGCTTGCGCCGCCTACGAAGTGCTTGACCTCAGTGTTTGAAGTTAGGTCACCATCAAGACGCATAACAAAGCGCCAAGTGGTTAGGTCGTTCTGGAAAGCAAAGTCAGTCGACGATGCGACCTCTAGGCCACCTGCCATACGAACCTTGTAGCTGTCAAGTGAACCAGCAATGACTGACTTCGCATCTATTGCGGTGTCCTCAATGTGTGGATTCTCGAAAACATCGTAGCCAGCGAATGTGTCCTGACCGGCTGGGCCTACCTGGGAGATGTTGTACAAGTAGTTCCCTGCGGTGTCCTTTAGCTTACGCATTGCACCAACTGAAGCAGTGTTAGCCTGGAGCGCAAACGATGCCTTACGCCTTGTGGCCGCATCTACCGAGTAGATAAGGTCAATTA